TGTTGGCTGACGAACCGATGCGGACAGGGAAAAAGATGTGTCACGCTCTCTTTGACCCGCTCTGGCAGGGAAAGCCAAAGGCCCACAAGAAGCGCAACGACCTTTACCGCTGGCTGGCCCATGAGATGGAAATACCAATCGAGGATTGCCATTTCGGGTACTTCGACATTGACCAACTCCGGCGGGCGTACATCATTCTGAGAGGCGTACAGGACAAGCAGATGCGGTATGACAACTGCGGGAGAATCCATTTTGAGGAGGCCGCCCATGAGGTTTCGGAGTAAGACGGGCGAAGTCGCACTTACCATTGAACAGGCATTAGAGCAGTTTTGCGATAGCAAAAAAGATTGCGACTATTGCGAGCTTCGGGAACCCGTGCAGCAATACGCAGGGACAAAGAGGCCGTGTCATGAATACGTAAGAGCCAACCCTCACGAAGCCGCTCGCCTGATGGGCTATGAGGTGGTGGAGGATGATGAACCACGCACTTGTTTTAACTGCATTGGGTGTGAAATTGAGAAGGACTTTGACCCACAGGAAGGGTGCAAAAATTGGGTGAAAAGGAAGGAGGCCAACATGGACAAGCCGAGAATTTGTGAGGTGCTGGGGTTCGATGTGGGAGAACAATTCTACATTGCAGATTCGTACTGCAATCCATATCACATTACCCCGGAAGGGCTCATAGAAGACAAAGATGGGGACGTTCAAGACTGCATTGCATTAGACCTTATCAACTACCCCGACCGCATCATCCGCAAGCCCCGCTGGACGCAGCAGGAGGTGGAGGACGCAAAGAATATCAAGAGGATGTTCTGTTCTGGAACATTTCCAAATTTTACACATATCCAAAAAGACGAACTGGGGCGGCCTGCAATGGTAGATTGCCCTATGCGAGATAATAATGGGTGGTTCTTTGTTGGCCTGGAGAAAGGGATGTTCCCCTCTCTCCGTCCCGACGAAACCGTCACCCTTGACGAGATCATCGGAGGTGCCCAATGAGAGAAATCCTTTTCAAAGCCAAGCGGCTGGATAATGGTGCGTGGGTGGAAGGAAGTCTGATTACATACAAGGACGGCACAGCATTTATCTGTTGCGAGGACTATATTCCAGATGTCCTAAACAAGTACGAGGTCGACCCCTCCACGGTCTGCCAGTACACCGGTCTGACCGACAAGAACGGGAAGAAGATTTTTGATGGGGATGTTGTAAGACGAGAAACCGATTACTACGGAAAGCATAAAGTTTATGACGAACCAGTTGTATGGGAAGATGACATAGAAAAGGGTTTTTTGGGAGAACCGTACACAAGCGGATATTGCATTCACGGCGGTAATTGGGAAGTCATCGGTTCCATCCACGACGGGGAGGGGGGCAATCATGCTTAAGCTAAAGAACTGCCCGCATTGCGGCGGAGAAGTAATGCTCTGTAAACTGAATACTATGGTTTCTGTTGCAGAGTTTTCTATCGTATGCACAGAGTGCGGACTAGAAACGCGCATTTATGCAAACCCGATGGCGAATTGCTGCTTTGATATGGGCGAAGCGGTCAGGAGCATCACCGAAAAATGGAACAGGCGAGACGGGGAGGGCGGACAGTGAAGTGCGAGAAATGCGGAAAGGAAATCGAGAATTTGTTGGTCGATACTTTCCTCCGAGATGGAAGCGACGCCGACATTGAACAGCCTATCATTGAATGTGAGCACAACGCCGTCTACATCGAAACTACGAAGAATTGGACAGGTTACGATCTGTCAGAGGGAGAAATGCTCGAAACGATAACCTGCCCGCACTGCAAGCAGTTCCCATTTAAAAGCAAAGAGATGCAGGTCTATGATGTGGTGCGGGTTGTCTGCTTCAAGACGGAAGAGGGCGGACGGCGTGAGGAGGTCGTCGGAGGTGTGGATGAAGTGCAATAAAGACTGCATAGCCAATGTATGCGGAGAATGTGCCGTCGAGAAATGAGAAGGACAGATTCAAAGGCTGGGCATACGGAATAACAATGCGGAAACAGCGGCTTGGACTTATAAGATTACTGTAGATTCATTCAAAGACTATTTTGGAAAGAAGGATGCCGACCAATGAACGCCATCGAGAATCAAGTCCGGGAACTGGTAGCCGTAGAGCTTTCCGCCGCTAATGAACGGTTTCCGCAGTTTCACAGCGTCCATGAGGGATATGCGGTAATCCTGGAAGAAGCGGAAGAGCTAAAAGAGGAAGTTGAAAAAACGGACTCTTACTTGGCATTTGCATGGGGAGAAATCCGTATAGACGGTGACTGCGAAGATTTTATTTCCGGTGTAGAGAGATACGCCGTCAACGCAGCCTGCGAGGCTATCCAGGTGGCGGCTATGTGCCGGAAGTTTATGGAGATGGAAAATCGTGCGTAGATATCCTTTCCCCGGAGATATGTATTCTGATGCGCAATGGGAGTGGGTATCACTCAAACGTGCAGAAGGATACTCTATGCGGCAGCTATCAACTTTTTTGGGGCTTAACACAGATGCGATTTTAACGGCGTTGCGGGTTCGAGGATTAGCACCACAGGAAAGACCGACGGAGCCGCTTAACAGAGACGAGTTTAACGCATTGGCGGAGGTAGATGATGCCAGATAATATTACAGCAGCTAGAATTTGCCCTAATTGCGGCAAAGAGGGAGTTGTTTATGGAAGTCATACGGTTATGGGAGGTAGAATAGAACGTCACAGGAAATGTCAATTTTGTGGAGAACGATGGGCCACAATTGAGAAGTATTACCGGCCAATCAAAAAAATCATGGACTAGAGGTTGACAAATAAGATATCGAGATATATGATTTAATGGGAATTTATAAATAAAATGTTAAAACAATAATCTGATAAAACAAAGATTTTCTAAGGAAGAAGCTCTCTATCTGACCAGCGACTATATGAAGGCGGTGTTTGGAAAGTGATGAAGATTATGAAAGAGCTTTGGGATAAAAACCAGGATAAGCTCAGAACAGAACTGTCCTCAAGAGATGATCTGAATGAATGTAGCTATGTAGACCTTGTAAAGATTGCCTTTGATAAGATTTATAATGATGATAGCCGATTCGACAATGAGAATCTTTTTATAGACAGAGTTCACGAAATTGATGATGGCGACT